CGCCGATGAACGCCGCCGCGGTAACGTACATGGAGACGACATCGCCGGAATTCATGTCGCCAGCCTCGCAATCACAACGGTGAACGCGACGATAGTAAGAATTGCAAACCCGAAGAATGGGATCGGTCCGAGCTGTATCGGCGTGTTGGCGTTGATGGTGAACACGATGGAGCTCATCAATGCGCTAAGAATGAAAACGACGAACCATCCTGCGGTGACGTTGGTATGAAACAGGAACGCCGTCCCCATCACGATAAAGGCTAATACGACAAGCCAAACCGAGTTCGCGATCATTGCGTCACCCCCTCACTAGCAGGACGATCGCCCAGATGACGATTGCGTCAACGAGAAGCTCGCCGAAGATGTCTGTGATCATTGCGCGGGGTTCGCTGCGATGAAGGCTGCGTTAGCCGTGAACCACTCGGCCCATCGATTAGCGCCGAGCCCACGTCTTTCAGCCGCATTTTCAGCGCCTGCGCCCTCAAACAGCTTGCACGCGGCAACCGAGGCGTCATGCGCGTTCGTCGCAGCAGTGATCGCGTCGCGCGCCTTCTTCTCGACGGTGTTCATTTCCCACCAAGCGGCGTCGACGATGCGCTTGATCGACTGTTCCCTGCGCACGTCGATTCCGGTGTGAGCAAGAATTGATATGCCGCGCGGATTCCAGTGCCACTGATAGAAGTTGAACGCCTGGTCATGATCGCCGACAGCATTCCACTTGAACGCCGCTTCAAATTCAGCCTGCGTCACCATGGCGATCGAGAATGGGACAAGCCCGACAAGCATCATCCATGCGTTGTAGAGTTGGGCGGCGCGATTGAAGAACACGTTGCTGGCCGGCGGCCAGACGGGGAGTGTGAGAGCATCGGTCATAGCTTCACCATCACCGCCTTGACGCGCGCAATCACGTCGGGGATGCTGACCTCGTTGCCGGGGCACTGGAAATGGCCGTCCGCCTTGCATGAACTGTGTGGGATCAAGCCATTCGGATCGAACCCAAATTTCTTGTTGAGCGCCGCAATCGCAATCACGGCGCAGTCGCGCACCATCGCGCCGTCACCGGTCGAATAATCGTCGTGCCCGGTGTTGAAATTCCCGGCCTGCTCGATGCCGTAATGCGTGTAGTTGACGCACGAGCAATGCGTCCCGCGCGCGAGCAGAGACGAGAATCCGTTGATATGCGAGCGTGAGACGAAAGCGTGCGGGCCGTGTTGCCAGCCCATGCCTTGATAGTAGGCTTGCAGGTTTTGCAGCCGCGCGTCGTGAGCCGGCCCGAGTTCGACCCACTCTTCAAGCGTCGGCATGCCCGTCGCGTGCAGCATGACGCCTTGCGGCTTCCACGACATCTTGGATACGTCGATCGCCATGACGTGTGCGACCCATTCGTCTGTAGTGTAGGGGGTCGGATCAAATCCTAACCAAGCGGTCATGGTCACATCCTCAACGTGGCGGCATAAAAAAGGAACAATGCAATCGCGAGAAGGGCCCAATCCGTCCAAGACACGGCTCATGTCCTGACGAAGACCAGCGACCGGCGCGACACGACGGCGCGGCCCACCCGATGCGACCAGTTGCCGGATATGATCTCGACCCGATCGCCGATCGAGGCGACGACGACGCCAACGTGATAGGCGCCGCGCCGTCCCATAAACACGGCCAAGTCTCCAGGTGAACCGTTGCCGCGCGGTCCATAGGATAGTGCAGCCGCCGCCAGCCGGTTCGCTAGCGGCGGCTTGCCGGCCTGACGCAACCAAACATTTATTGCGTCAGCGCACCAAGGACCCGGCTGGACGGTAAACTTTCCCATTCCGACGTAGCGCACCACCTCGGCGACGAGGTCAGACCCGCCGCGCCACGCCATGCCAGCGACGCCGTAGGATGGAGAGGCCGCTGAAACGTATAGCGACGGACCGCCAGCCGACCGTCCGCCGGCTTCAGCATGGTGGCCGAGGCAGAGAGACGCCAACGCGGTGATGACCGCCAATGGACATCTGAGCGTCCTCAAAGCGGCTGTCCCGGCGTCTTGGCGTGCGTGACGTCGCCCTGACCGACGCCCATCACCACGGCGACGATCTCTTTCGTTAGCATGGCCATCGCGCACGACTTGCCGTCGTCGATAAACGAGACCGCCGCCGTCCCATCGGCGAAGGTGCTCATCATCGCGTAATCGCCGGGCGGCAGGGAGGACGGCGTATTCGGCGCCGCGACATAGAGGCCGCGGACGAACTGCCACTGCGGATCGGTGACGCGGGTGAAGGCGGACCCTCCGGCAGTTTGAATATCCTTCTCGATCGTAGCGATCGGTTCACAATGCCAAGCGATGTCATCGGCGCGCGCGAGGCGCGGCGCGAGGAAGAACAGCGCGATAAGCGCTACGATTCCGAGGCGCGCGAAAACGCCCCGCGACGGGAGGGGATCGGCCATGGATTCTCCTGGGTGGGGGTTAGGACTTGATCGCGTCGGCGCGACGCATGATCGAAGCATGCAAGGAAGTTGGACGTGTCACTGCACCCGCCACGCCGCGCCGGTGATTGACAGCGTCGGCGCAGCGGTGCCCCAAGTCTCACTCGCATTCATGTAATACGTCGTCGTCGTGCTGACGATCAGAATAGTGTTGCCGATTGGAAAATAATCATATGCATTCGTGACTGTTGGCAGGTTCATGCTCATAGCAATATCGGAGCTGACTGCCGTCAAGCTTGCTGTTGCTGCTGAAAATGCGCCAGCCAGTTGAGTCGTAGTTGTGCCAGTTCCCGGCACAGTCCGCAACGTTCCCCAAACTTCCCAAACTCCCGGCGTCAGCGAAACCGATGCGACCTGGTACACTGTTCCCGATACTGTTGCCGTGACGCTGCCGGAGATCGCCTTATGTTCACCGACCTTCCCGGCATTGGCAAACCCACCAGTCGTCTGGCCCGGCACCGTCGCCAAGGTCCCAGCCGTCATGTTGCCGCTGCTATCCGTCTGCAGGACCCCCGCTCCGAAAGCGCCCCAGTTGACCGCTCCAGCATCCGTGATGGAGAACAGACCAAGGTTCGCCGCGGCATTTTCTACCACGAAGTCGCCGAGGCTAGCGCCGGCAGCCGGCCACAGATAAAATCCCCAATTAGCGTTGTTGAGGATTGATTCCGCGATTGGCGAGCCAGAGAAGGGACTGAGCGTCAACTCGCTAGTTGTAACCTCGCCAGTGGTCGTCCAGTTCCCCGTGTGCGTGTATCCGCTATCACAAACGAGATTGGCCAAGATTGGACACGAGGCCCCATTACCCTTGCTCAAGCCATAGATGGAATTGTTGAAGATTGAATCGCCTGTCGGCGGAGTACCGACATTAGTAACCGATCCAACATGGCTGCTCGACGTGTCTATCCCGTCGAAAATAACATTTGCCGGCCACGAGCCATTATTAGCAGCCGAATAGTCAAAGACGATCGCGTTTGTCGCACCAGCAATATTGGAAATAAATGTTCCAAAGAACCGTTCCGAATCCGCAGATCCGATATAGATCGAAGTCTGCCCGGTGTTGTTTGTCGTGATCCACGTTGCGTTGAACACGTCGCCAAAAACGTCGGAAACGGCGGCGTCTCCATTCATGCTTATGCCGACCGCCGACGCGGCCCCGCTCGGCAAGGTGATGCTTGTGCGATTGTACGAATTAAAACCACTGCCATTGCTCGGACCGGACGTCTCCAAAAGGCTGGTCCCATAAAATCCAGAGATTTGGAGATCATTCGTAACCCCGCCGACACCAGCGAGCACTTCGAGACCACCCGCGGCCGAGTTCGTCGTGGCCGCGACGATTGCTACATCATCAAGTTCCCACCCATTCCACATCCCTTTGACCGTTATAGCCGGGCCAGCAAAGGAAGACAGAATGACGCATGGTGAACCTGTGCTAACTTGATTTGGCGAGCCGACAGCACCCGCAGCTAGGCATTTCAGCTTAACGCCATGTTGTGTCGATTGCGTCGGACCACCGCCACTACCATTGCCGATCGCTATCGTACCTGCGACAACTTTATACGTGCCTGGATTGAGATCAATTTCTCCGCCGGCAGCGGGCAATCCAGCGATAAGGGCATTGAGAGCGGCGCTTATGTCCGTGGCTCCTGTATTATCGACCCCCGCCACGACAGCGTTGACTACGCTAAGCTGTGCTTGACTAACTATCGCCGCCGGAACGCTAGGGAACGCCATGGCGTTGCCGCCAACTTCAACCGTTCCCGTCAGGTTCGGACTTGGAATCGTCAGGCCGCTCGGCAGAGTCGTCGATGGAGTAGGCAGAGCAGGCGACGCGCTGTCATTAACGCAAACAGAATTGGCGAGGAATAACCCCGTGCAAGTCGCAGAAGCTGGCATAACAAACAGTGATGCAAGAGCGATCCCAGCAAGGAAACAGATAAGGGACTTCATTAGATTACCGTCCATTTAGATACGCCATCGGTCATTAAGCGTAGGGAACCGTAAGCTGTGGTTATGACTTGTGACGACGACCCGCTGATTTCGTCGGTCCCGCTTGCCGCCGCCGTGATTGTATTTGTCGCCGAACAAGAGCCGCTTTCATCGACGATCAAGACTTGCGATCCGACGGCATAATTTCCGGCTTGGGGAAGTGAGACCGTCCGCGCGGCGGTGATGGCCGTGTAAGCGATCACTCCCGCGGATACCGCGGCGGTGTAGTCCGCGTCGTTGACCGCAACACGCTGGCCGGAGAGAATGGACACCACAAGTTGCGAGAATGTTACGTTGCTGAATGTCTTGGCCACAGTATCGTAGACCGGCCATTCGTGCGTTGATAAGATCGACGCAGCCGAGGCGAGATCGACGTAATCGAGACCAATACTCCATATCCCATTCGCCTTCGCGACCGCGATGCCTGGGCCAGCAGATACGCGCGATGGAAATGGCGCGCGACAATTAACGCGGATCGATGCGGGCAATGTCATCGCGCCCTCGCAAATTCACCAAAGGCTTTATCGGCCGCAATGATATAGGCAAAATGAGCAGCGGCAGGGCAATCAAAATTTCCGAGATTATGAGTCTTGTGATTTGCGTTTATAGAAGCTCTCCATTTTCTGGCTTGGGTATCCCAGCCAACCCCCTTGAGGCCACTCTTGTTGTCTCTGTGCGCCGTCCTATTCGCTTGATTTTGCGTCTTTGTAGCGGCTCTTAGATTCGTCCAAACATTGTCTGATTTGACTAGATTTCTGTGATCAACTTCGTCGGGTGGCCATTCTCCGGTCATGTAGAGCCACGCAAGACGAGCCGCCCTGTATTCCCTTCCTAAGACTACGATCCTGATATATCCATCCTGATCATGGCTGCCAGCAGGGACACCAATTCTCCTCCCACTCCCACTCGTGATCCACATAAAAACGCCAGTGTCCGGGTTGTAATGGAGCACGGAACGTAATTTTTCGGCCGTTATGATCGGATTCATCATGTCCCTCTACCCCCGCTGAACACCGGCAATCGCCCAATCAGCAATTGCCGCCCGTCGTCGTTGGCTGTGTCCGTGATCGTCAAATACACGTCGTACGAACTGCGGCCATGCAGCGTCGTCATGATCGACTTCGGAATTTGGATGTCGATCACGCCGACATCGACAATCGCGATGTAGGCTCCCGCCGAGATCGCCGGAGCGCCCTGCGCGAGTGTTGAATGAATGACCGCTCCGCATCCGCCGTTGTCGTAATACGGTGATGGTCCTGAATAGCCATGGCCTCCGTCATGATGCGAGCGGCGGATTTCTAGCGCGATGGCGTAGAGCGCATTTCCGCTATCATCGATGAGGCTGATCAGGTCGCCAGTCTCATCATCGGAAACTTGGACCGACTGCGACCACGACTCGCGATTCGTTATTTGCGGAAATAGAACGGGATTCTGATAAATGGCAGCCTCCCATTACATCTTGATATAGAATGTACCGAGCACGAAGGGTTGACAATTATTATGGCCCAACCCGCCGCCAGTGTTGGCAATAGCTAGTGTAATGCCGGTGTGCGCCGTGCCCGAATTTACTGTTGATGACGGCGCAAACCCCTCCATAGCGCCAGCGCCGCCGCCCGGGCCGCCATATGGCAGTGTATGCAAATGACCAGGGTCGGTAAGTGTCGGCGCGTGTGTATGCGACGGCATTTCAGTGGTGGCGAGCGTATGATTGGCCTCTCCACCCCACGCCGCGGGAGTTGTCGGACCATCGCCGCCGCCGCTAGTGACGTTCGACGCCAAAATAATTCCAGCCGCCGACGCGCCCATGTCATCGAGGCCAATCGGCCCACGCGAGCGCATATCAGGCGTCGCAATCGTCTTGCCCGCCGTGAAATCGGCTAGCGCCGTAGCGCCGCGCCCGCCAGATACTGGGCATTTGGCATCGGTGAAGTTCTGCCAGAGATAGACAAACAGGCTTTGCGTGTCGCTGTTGGCGCGTTGTGACGCCCCCGATGTCGCGTTGCCGATGGTTAGCGTGTTGGACTTGACCCACCCCGAAAGAGTTTCTGACGTCGGCCGCCATTTGAAATCGCCGGTCGAGAAGATCGCTGTCGGGTCGACGCTTGATCCCCCACCACCGCCCCCGCCGCCAGACGATGGGCCGACAACTTGCATCGTCGCATAATCGAAGATCACGACTCCGGTCGAATCGGTAAGGCGGGCGTGAACTTGGCCGTCCGCAAGGTACAGCATTGGGATTCGTCCGTATTGATCGGTTTCCATCGGCCACGGCTGTTTGATTGCCAAGCCAAAATCCTGAAAGGCGTCCTGTGGCGTTGCGACGGTCCCGACTGCGAAGATGTAGAGCAGCGCTCCGGCCATGGGCTGGCCGTTGAGGTCAACGCATTGGGTCAAGGCGATATTGATGGTGCCTGCCATTTGGCATGGTCCTGAATTGGTGCTAAATAGGCGCCCCTTGGAGGGCCGCGCATGAACTGGTGTTCTGGTTTTTTCAGGTTTTGGCTTGTGTCGTCGGCGCTATGGGGCGCCTTCTTCTGCTGGGAGGCCGGCATTGAGCCGGACCACGCCGCTGAGTTTTACAAGATCGGATTCATCGCCCCATTAGTCTTTGGTGGGGCGATAATGGCGCTCAGGTGGATTTTCTCGGGATTCCGCGCGCGGTCGTCCGATTAAGGCGAAACCCAGACTTGCCCCTTATCCGGCAGCGCTGACGCCGCGCCACGGACGCCAATCGCGCCTCTCGCGGCGGCCGGCTGTCTGATCGCGCTCATCAGAGACTTGTTGCTGGAGATCATCCGCATGGCTTTGGCGTACTCACTGCCATCCCCAGACGTGAGCATTTGGCCAATCTTGGCCGCAACGCGCTCGTCAATTCCCCGCCCCAATTTCTCGCCGGCCTTGGTGAGGAACGCTTCTACCATCCCGCTTAGGCTCAATCGAGTCTTAGGAATAACCGACCCTTCGGCCATGTCGCCGAGCTGACGCGCGGTCGTCGAGTTGCCCATCGCGGTTCTGAACCTATCCATCATAGATTCCACGCGAAGATAGGCGTCAAGGCGGTTGTATTTCTCAGGCCCCAAGATGGTAAGCATCCGCTCTTTGGCCTTCGGGGTGTTGTTGATCGACGTGAGAATGTTTTGGCTGTCCGGCTTGCCGAGAAGCGTCTGCGCCATTTGATCTACCGTGCCTTCCCTGAACAGTTTCCGTTCGCCGGGAGTGAGTTTATTCAACGCATCGCGAAGCACGCGGTTGTCCGCGCGAGAGGCGACGGTCCCCGGCATAACGGCGTCTTTCCCAGCTTGCAGGGCGTCTTTGGCCCCGAAGAACTGCGCCGCGCCCGCGCGGGCCTCTTTGTATTCTGGAACATGCCCGTCGATATGTTCCCTAATCGATCTCGCCCAATCCTGCGCGTCGCGTCCGCCCTTATCGAGATTCCTCTTTACGTAATCCCAGAATTGGAGGCTCGGAATTAGATTGCGGCCGTTGGCGTCCTTTCCGAGGAATATGCGCCCATCCTTATCGGTTCTGAAAGGATTGGTGGGAGCGGGAAACCCCATCTTGGCCGCTTCGTCTTTCGCGCTCAACATGGTTTTCCGGATGGCGTCCTGCACTACGGGCGATTGACTGGCTTGGGCCAATTCATCCGACCAAATGCCGCCAGACCCTGCGGCGTACGCCTTCGCATAGGCGGGCCGGTTCACGCGCTTCGCGGATTCGGTCAGGGCCTTGTCGAGCTCGTGCGCGTCTCCGAATTCCGACATGCCTTGGACGAATTCGGCCGTCCGGCTGTTCTGCTCTCTGAAACGACCGAAGATCGTATTGTCAAACGCCTCTTGCGCTTCCGGAGAGACGTTTGCGGCGCGGCGCGCGAGGCGTTGCGTTGCCCTAGACCCGCCCTGATCCATAAGAGCGACAGGCTGGGCGCGAGATTGAGCGTCGGCAATTTCTTGCGCGCTTAGGCCTTTACCGGCGTCTTTCCCGAACGCCTTGGAAATCTGGAGCGCGGCCTCACCACCCGGATCAATAGCGGCTTTACCCGCGCGCAACCACCGCGACGCCAACTTGCCGATCCCGGCGCCGATTACTGGCCCGGCCAATCCAGCGCCGGCGCCAACCGCGCCACCGACCAACGGGTCGCCACCGCGCGCCGCTGAATCAAGCGCCCCGATCGTCCCGCCACTGACGGCTCCGGCCCCCATCATGCCCGGCAAACTTTTGGCGGTTAGGCCGAGCAACTTAGCCCCCGCGCCAGTCATGCCCGCCGCTCCAAGTGAGGCGATGCTTCCTGTCGCTTCGGCCACCGGCTCGGCGACGGGATGTTCCTTAGCAAAGGATTGATCCATCCCCTCTTGGATGTTCAGCGCCTTGCCGTAACGCTCGCCGAACGTCGGGGCATTGATGCGCTGGCCTGGCTGGCTAACGCCTAGCGTGTCCAGAAGCGGCTCGACGTAGGGCGCCGCCGCGGCTTCCGTCGCGGCTTCCGCTTTGTTAACCAGACCGCCGAGGATAGGCACGCCTTCGGCAAACGACCGCCCAAGGCCCGTCGTCATGCCCGGAGCCGCCTGCTGCTTCGGTCCGACGTGCTGCTGCAACGCCGTTGAGGCCGATTGAATGTCCGGCGCGTCGACCTGAAACTTTCGGCCGTCCGGCGTCTGGACATCAAAGACGGGCATTATTGCGCCTCACGGATGCGAATGCCGCCGGGGAGAGTAATCCAGCCGTCTTTGTCGGGCTGCGGCGCTGCACCAGCGGGCGCGCCGGGTTGAGGCGGCGCGGCACCGGGGTTAGCGCTGCCCTGCTGCGGCAGATAAGTGTTTGGCGCTCCTGGCCCCATTGTCGAAAGACCGGGCATGGCCTTCAACCGATAATTGATTAGGCGCTGAACCTCGTCGAGCGAGGCGCCGAGTTGCTTGACGCCGTAGTCGCCATTGATCTGGCCATTTGCCAGTGCCCAAGCCGCCTCGGTCGGCGCATATCCGCCGTTGGCCAAGTTGGCGAATTCTTCCTTGAGCGTGTTGACGGCGGCAATGTAGCGCGCCGTCAACTGGCCGTTCGCCGTGTTGCCCTGCGTCTGAGCGTAAGTCGCCATTTCGGCTCGGTTAGCGATTGGGACGCCAGACAATTTCATTTGCTCGCTGAGGTCGCGAACTTCGTCGATCGTGTTGACGACGCTACTCGCCAAGCCGACGAAGCGCACCTGTTGCGGGCCGTTGAGCGAAGTGATCTGTTTCTGAGCGCGCTGCCATTCGAGCTGCGCCTTGGATAGATCAAACCCGTCTTTTTCGAGCCTCTGACGGATCGGACCGGACAGCCCATAAAGTCCCGTCAAGACAGGCGGCTGATCACCTTTCTTGATCGCCTCGGACAGATCGGCGACTTGGCCGGTAAAGCCCTTTTCGGTTTTGAATTGGGCTTGACGCTCTGGCCAGTTCTCAACCGGATCGTCTTGATGAATTTCGGCGGCGCGCGTAATGATGGCGTTCAAACCCGCCGCGCCTTGAACACCGCGGCCAAGATTCGGCGGCGGTTTGCCGGTCTGGTAATAAGTCTCGGCGGCCTGATCGAGCGCCGGGCCGCTGAGCATTCCGGCACTTCCAGCCCACGCGCCTTGATAGACAGGCTTACCTGACGGGTTGCTCGGGTTGACGAAAGTATCAGATGGACTAACCTTCATCGGGGTTATGGACGAGATAATGCGATCTTGTTCGTTTTGAAGAACCTTTATCCGCTCGGTGGCAAAGCGATTGCCGGTCAAATTCTTCATCTCGTCGTCAAGACCAAGAATGGCCGTTTTCGGATCGGTATACCGTTGGCCGGTTCTCGGATCGACCGGAAGAGGATATTGCGGGACGAGCGGCTGCGCGCTGTTGTCCGCAACCTCATTGGACGGCGGGCGGCGCGTCGGGATGCCGGCCGCGGCGGACGCGGGGGGAAGATCGCCGCCGCCTGGCGCCTGCTGCTTTGCCAGAGCGTTAACCTCGGCGTCGCCTTTCCATGGGCCAAGGCCCTTGTCGGCCATGTAATCGATGCTGCCTTTATCCGCCGCCTGCCATTGCTTCGGATCGGCCGGATCAATCCCCTCCTTGCGGAGATCAACCCCGAGGCCGTCGCGAACATTGTCTTGGAAATCGCCGAAGCTGAAAGGCTTGCCGTCCGCGCCGATATCAACGCCGCTCGCTGAATTGGGATTTTTTGGCGACAACGCGCGCAAGCCCTCAGCCTGCGCAATCTTGGTCACGACGTCAGGGTCTAGCCCCTTGGACGCCGCATAAGCGCGGATGAAGGATTCGTGGCCTTGTCGCGTGTCGGCATAGTCGCCGCCCGAGCCTCCCGTCGAACTGTCGCGCTGCACGGCGGCGAGAAAACGCTGCGTCTTCTCGGCCTGGTCCTGCGTCATCGGAGCAGCAGGATCAATCTTTAGAGACTTGGCGACGAACGCCGTCACCTGACTTGCCTTCCCTGGATCGGGAACGGCGGACGACACCAACGCCTGAGCCGATGGGAACGCCGACGATGCCCCGGACAGATCGCCAAGTTGAGCGCCGCCGGGCGCGGGCACATTTGTGACCGGCGCGGCGGCCTGTGGGGCCGCAACACGCGGGACGGAAGGAACACCAGCGCCGGATCCAAGAGGCTGCCCAGTTGGCGCCGTAGGCCCTCCTGTGGGTGCCCCAGCAACCGGTGCTGGCCCTACCCTGGATTGGGCTTGCTGCAATTGCCGCTGGTCCATCGACGGACCGAGAAGCGCCATGGCCTGAGGGATGCCGCCCTTCTGGGCAAGAATCTGCATCATTTTGTTAATGTCTGGCTGTCCCGTCGCCGGATCAATTGGGATGCCATTCTGAAACGCCGTCGAGATCGCTTGCTGCTGGTTTTGCTGCTGGCCCGAGCGGAACGTGTTCGCCAAGTTGCCGATCGTGTCGCCAAACTGCGACCAGTTGGGCGTCGGGTAGCTCGGAGAATTTACGGTTTCGTAATCCATAATAAGGACCGCCCGTCAGTACAAAAGTTGGCCGCCACCGCCGATACCGCTAGACATTTGTCCGGATGATCCGGGCCCAAGCTGCATCGGCGCGCCGCCGCCATTGCCGTAGCCAGATCCTTGAAGGAATTGCATAAGCTGGCTTATGAACGAGCCCTGCTGTTGCTGCCCAGAATTTGCGCCGCCGCCTTGCTGTTGCTGAGGCTGCTGCTTATTGAGGCCGAAGATACTCGCAAGTGTGGACGCCGGTCCGGAATAGTTCGGGGAGCTGACGACTTGGTATTGATTTGCATCGCTCATGGTCAGGCCACCTCAAGGAATTTTGCGAGCGCGGCGGAGAGGTCGGTCGCTCGACCGTACTGAACCGCCTTATAGCCGCCATGCTCGGAAACCGCGTCCGGATTGGTCCGCTCGACTTCCTGCGCGAGAACGCCGATGCGCGGCGTGTCGTCGCCCTTGTAACGATAGCGATAGACGTTGGTGCCGTCGTAAAGTGCGCCGACAGGCTCGACATCGTCTTTGAGCCGCTCGTCGGAAAAGATCGACCCCGCCAGATTGAGGCCACCGCTCAACAGGTTCATATCCATACTCTGATTGGCCAGCGCTGCGCTTGCATTAGCGTTGCCGATGCTTGTATCGGCACCGTAATTTAGATTGGCAAGATTGGTGTAATTTGCATTGGTCTGATTGCCCAGGCCGGTGTTAACCCCAGCGATGCCGCCCGCCGCTGCGTTGCTGGCGCCGAGATATGGCTGCAATTGCGAGGCATAGTTGTTGTAATTTTGCGAGGCTAGCCCTTGGTTTTCCTTGCTCAAGGCAAGAAGTTGATTGCCGGAATTCAGGGTTCCGTTTGCTGCGGCGGCTGCATTGACCGAGGCGTCGCCGGCCTTGATCGCGGACTGATAGCCGGGCATAGTCTGAAGCGTAGCCTGCGCAGATTGGCTACCGGCGGCACCGTTCAACCCCAACAAATTGCCTAACTGCGTCGTGCCTTGCTGGGCTTGCGAATAGTTTTGCGTATATGGCGCGAGCGCGGCGGCGTAATCGGTATTGAGAGCCGTTTGCCCTTGTTGAATTTGACCCGTAGCGGCAGTGAGTCCTTTGTTGATCCCGGAAATTTGATCCGCCGCTGCGTTGCTGGCGCCGCCAAATAGGTCAGACATGATTGATCCTCACGACAATCGAATTTTGACAATGCCAGCGGTTTGATAAAGCCCATTGACGCGAACCCCAGCCGTCGCCGCTGCTGCGTCATTTGCCGCTACGGTTAACGGTCCGACGTTCTGCGACAACGACAATGCCAAGATGAATTGATAGAACGCAGGCGTCGGCTTGCCATCCTTGTCAACAAAAGGAATTGACGCCGAAGGCAACGGAGCAAATTTATTCACCATGTCTCAGCCTCCGACGACGCGGATATCGCTGGACTGCGTGCCGCCCATGAATGAAGCATAGACTGGATCGGTGATGTCGAGACGCCACCGATCGCCCTGCGAACTTGACAGCCCCATGTTTGTCACGGAAACGCGCGAATTTTTGGTGTTCTGCTGCTGTCCAAGTTTCCGGATCAAGGGGTTGCCATAGGTCTGGCCGCCGTCCTTGCTGTTCGAAATCGCTACGGTCGGATTGACCACATTATTCGGAACTGTGAGATCGACGACTGACCCGCCAGAGACGTAGGCGTTGGCGAACACCGAACTCTGCAATTCGACATGCGTGGTATCAACAATGGTCAGCGTCCAGTTACCGTTGGCTTCCGTTGTACCTGTTACGCCAGACACAGTGCCGACATCTCCGGTCGCTACTTGAGATGTCGAATCTACAACCAGTCTAACAACGCCGTTTGTTCCTAATGCCGCGCCAGTTACCGTCATCTTGCGCGAGCCGACCGTCCGACCGACGCCAATAACGAAATTAAAATCGCCGCGCGCAACCCTAATCTGTTCTGGGAAGTTCTGAACCGGCCCTGATTCCATGCGCCAGAGTTGGACCGCGCCGACCTCACTGGCGTTTGTGTCATCAAGATATAGAATGTTTCCCGACAACGTATCGCCAGTCAGCCACTTGCCAAATGCTGGGTGGCTCCCTGTAGCGCGCCAGCGACCAAATATACCGGTCGAGGCCAGCGACCATCGCTCATTCCATCTCAGCGTTTTTAGGTTGAACTCCCACGTCCAATTTGGCGACGACAGAACCCAGAATTTCTTTCCCTGCGCAACGTAGCAACTGGCCTCTAGCGTGTTGCCTGCCTTGATCTCAGTCTCGATAAGGCGATCAAGATCGGGCGGCGACACCTTCTGGGCGGCCAACTGGCCAACTGTCATCCAATAGACGCCGTTGTCCTGACCAACCCAGAGAAGCTCTGAGAACCCAGTTTCCCAACCCGCAATGGCGATCGCCTGGGCGAGGCTGAATTCCAACACCGCAATGCGCGAGTACGGAAAAGCCGGAGCCGGATTGGCGGCGTCTTGCCATACCTCTAGCGAGCCCGTCGTGAATGCGAGAAGGAACCCGCTGAATGCAATGACCCGAAGCAGGGTGACATCGGACTTCGCCTCTGCCATGACAAACGTCAAGGCGTTCATGGTGAGGCCGTTCAACGGCGAGGCGTAGATAAAATTTGCCGCAGTGGAAAAGAAGAAATAGCCGTCTTGGAAGCACACTGAGTTTGGTTGCGGAAGATTGCTTTGTCCAGTGTATGCGGTCGGCGCTCCGGTAAACGCGCCGTAGGTTCCGCTCCCGCCAGCCAGGTTGCCTGATGCGGGACTAAACGTGATGGTCTCGCCGCCGCTTGCCTCGGCGCTATAGACCCACACGGCTCCGCCGTCGTTGATGTTGCCGGTTCCAGTTCCGCTTGGTCCGCCTGATGTCGCAGACGTCCCAGCGGTGACAAGCTTGTAGTAATTTCCTCCGTTTGAAACCAACTCGCCAATTGTCGAATATGCGGTGGAAGCGACCCAATTTCCGACAACGGCGCCGGTCGCGGCATACGTCATAGAGGTTGAATTGCCGATTGCGCCGGTGTGGACGATC